GCTGCATACCTAACACCCAGGTCATTAATAAACGTGGTGTGGTTAGAAACCGACACTGTGTAAGGACTAATGGCAGGCACTGTATTAGCTTCGCCGGGGTAAGGCACCAATTTCTTAATGCCAGGGGTAATGGTGCTGCCGAACATCAGGCTGTTGTAAATCTCTACTTCAATGCGACCAAATGCGGCTTTACCTTTGATATCCATGTCGCCGGGTGCAATGTCATCCGGGCCTTTAAGCTGGCCGCGCAACGACACCAATTTCTGTGAAAAGTCAACACTAGCGTCTTGAATGGTGCCGAAAATTTGCGGCCCTGAAGGAGTACCCAGATTACCACCGGTAGGCCGCGCGTACATACCACCAATCCCAAACTGAAACATTGTTTAATTCTCCTTGTGGTGTGCGGCCTTGGCCGCAGAGTTTACCTGCAGGCTACATTCCAATCAGTACTACGATGGGAATCTCAATCTTGCCTTGCTGGTCAAGCAACCCTTCGTCCCTATCTATGCGGCCTTGTATCATAGCCTGTGTTACAAGGTTGCCTAGAGTTTGGTTCTCGCCTAGCCTTGGCCCTTGCATAGCTTTGTCAACCATGTCCATAATGTCGTCAAGGTAGTACCCAAAACTATCACCGGGTGCGGCTGGCGTGGCGTCCCTACGTGCGTAAACCAACGCACTATAGTAGAGTGTGTACTTTATAGCCCCGTATGCTTGCGACTGTTCCCCGGTTTGCACTGGTTGGTATAGCCCGAAGTAGGGCTGTTCCAAGGCCGTGACTTTAGACCACAGTCGTGCCGTTGGCTCAGCCTTAGCCCATGTGTACGCCCCGGCCAGTAAATTAAATAGTGCTGTAGAAACTTGTCTGCGAGTAACTTGCATAGTGGCCTACCCTTGCACACCATACGCTTCCAAAATTGCAGCAGCGTAGGCGGTTTGTAGATTTTCTAGTATGTTGGCGCTCTGTTCATCTAGGCCAGCACGCATAAAGCTGCGCTGTGGGTAAGTAGCGGGGTGCGCGTGCACCACAATGTCAGTACGCACGAAGTTTATCTGCCTACGCTGGCTAGTAAGGCCACCCTTAGTAAGCAGCCGCACCACGCCACCGCTAGCACTGCGTGCGGAGCGCCGCGTATACTCCGGTATCTGGAATGTTCCACCTTCTTCGTGCACAATACCGTAAGGTGCTAAGCCGCCACCACCGTTCACTGAGCCTTCAACAGTAGTATCGTCTACAATGGTAGCTGGTACATAGTTAACCGATGACTGCAGCCTGCCACTGCGGTGCTGCAGCGGATTGCCCTCCAACTTGTTGGCCCGTATATACCCCTCTAGGCTTATCATCTGCGCGTCCATGGCGTTTACCATGGCATCCAGCACAGGGGAAATTAAACTGCCCAGCCGAGCTACAATGCGCTGGTCGCCACCACCAAAGTCAGCGGATATCATAGGACTATGGCCTCGCGCCTATAGTCGCACAGCGTGCCTAGTGCTTCCACAGGTACCTCTAAGTCACTGTAGCTAGTAGTGCCACCACCAGGCCCACTAAGTGACTCGCTCTTTAAGCCAAGTCTGTCGTGCTTTTTATAGTTGTAGGCCACAGTAGTTAGCGCGGCCCAGCGCAAGTCCTCTGGGCACCCTATGTCGGTGCCGTAGCTTATCTGTACTTGCGCGTTAGCGTCTGCGGCATTGAATAGGTAATCACCACCACCCTGCACAAAGTACTGCCCAGGAGCCGGTGACACCTGCACTTGCTGCAATGGTGCACCGCCTACAAAGTACTGCACACCTAGATCGACTATCCAAGGTTCGTCCACCTGCACAACGTAGGGGCCACTGGCCGGTACCTGCTGCAATTCGTTGTCTACCTGCTGCATAGGAAAACCAGCTGTGTATTGAACAACAACATTTTGCCTACCACGCAGGAATCTAGGCCAGCTATTACCACGAATAAGATAGTACTGCGAAGTATAACCACGACTACTAGTACCGCCCATAAGCACAATGCGCTTGCCGTCATCGCTTACCTGGTAACCATAACTACCAAAGCCAATACTCAGCGGCACCTGCACGTTGTTAATTACTAAGCTCTGTACCGACTGTATGGGGAACATACGCGTATAGAGTTCCTGCGCATCATTGCCATCACGAACTTCTGTCACAGATACGGGCTGCACAAACGGCGATTGCAGTGTGCTCTGCCATGCTCCGGAGTAGTTACCAGTGCGCCGTAGAAACATGCGCGAAATGCCAGTTATAATGCGTTGGATATTATCGTCGTCGCTGGTAGCGCTGGTGTTAACAGTTCCATCACTTGACAGGTAGCTCTTAGCACTGGCAAGAGTAACCAAATCAACCGGGCTGGGGCTTAGCATTGCAGCTACTCCTTAACAAACAGCGCGTACACTTGCGGTTCAATTACACCGGGGCGCAGCAATAGTTCAAAACTATGCAGTCGCAGTGCGCCCTTATTTGCTAAGTTGCACCCGTCAATAAACTCATCAAAACTGTTAAAACGTTCTCCGTGATACGTTGGGGCAACTAAATCAGCAGGTGCTTTATCGTTCCTACCTTGTAATCTTGGCACCAGTACTCCTAACTACTAAAAGCAAGGCAGGCCGCTAAGCCTGCCTTGCTCCAGTCTGTAACCAACTGGCTAGCTCTGCCTTACCTAATCAGTTGATTAAGGGGCCACGAACGGACCAACACCAGTACGAATACCGGACACCCACGGCATGTAGTGCGCCAGAACTTCGTGCACATACGTACCATAAGTCCAGCTACGGGTGGTGATGGGCCACTCAAGGCTGTAGTAGTCGCGCTGCGCCAAGAACTCGCGCACCGCAGGAATACGGCTGTGTGGGTACGGATTGTTGGCCAGATCGTAGTAGATAGTACCCAGCGGAATCATCGGGTGCATGCGGATAGGAATAGCCGCGCCACCGGTCGGATTCATGCTGTACTTAGACTTATAGCTGTCCACAAAGTAGCCACCCATCATGCTACCCTGCGAAGCCTTGTCGTACATAAAGATATACGAGTTGGTTCCAGTGGCGCTGTACGCAATGCACTGGTCAAGTGCCAGCCGCGTATCCACCGCGCTCCAGATAGTGTCCGGCTGAACCTGGAAGTTCTGCCAGAAATATTGCAGGTCGCTTTCTACTTCCTTAACCAACCCATTGCCCTGCGGCGTCAACGTGCCACCAGCCATATCCACCCAGCGGCCAAACCGCATAGCGTAAGTAAGCAGGCCGTCGAAGTCAGTAGGCGCAAAGCTGTTATCAGAACTCAGCCCGGCAAAGTTACCAGCCTGCGTGCCCTGCCCAGCCGTAGTGGTAAGGGTAAGATTGCAGGTGTTGGTAATCGCAGTGATAAACGAGTTAGCCAGCGTAGGTGCGTTATTGAAGCTGACATACCACGCGTAAGCGAACGCTCCCTGCACAGCGCCACCCGGAATGGTAGCTGTAAAACTGTTACTACCGCCACCCGTAGTTACGCTGTTGGACAGCGCACTAATGTGGCTAACACCACCGGCCTGCGTACGTACACTACCGTCAGCGCCGTTCACAGTGTAGGTGGTGGTTAGACCACTAGTAACCGTAGGCGGAGGCACGTAGCCACCCTGCCCACCGGGGTTAAGCCCCATGCCGCTAATGGCCACCACGGCCACAGTACACACGGTAGCGTTGGCAATGCTGCCGCCCACAGCCAAGGTGGCCACCGGGGCGGTAGGTGTACCCAGCGCAAAGCCTTGATTGCCTGCGCCAGTGCCGCTGTTGCCCAGCAACGTCATCATTTCTTCACCCAAGCGCAAACGCGCAAGGTTGCGGAAATGCTCGTCACCAAGGTTGTCGGTGTAGCCTTCACCGGCGAACTGCGAAGTGAAGGTGTTGCCGCCTTCCATTCCCAGTTCCTTGTAGGTTGCAAAGTAATCAATTTCGTTCGGGGTGGCCGTAGGGCCGCGCTGGCCTTCAAGCACGCCGACGTAAACGTTAGTGCTGTTCGGGTTGCGCGTGGCTTTCCAGTTTGCCGCCGTGCCTACTCCAGCGTTAACCTTGCCCTTCTTTCCAATCATTTGTATAAAGGGCGTGTTAATGGGGAACAGGAAGTATGCAGGGCCGCGCAAATCGTAAAAGTTAAACCCGGTGCCGGTGCTAATACCAGCTTTGATAAGGGCGCGTGAAGCGGCCTTGATAAGTGGATGGTCAACACGCCACTCCGTAGGGCTCAGGGCGCGGGCTTTGCGGCACGTATCAGCAATGCTAGCGTTAGCCAGTGCCTTGCTGATGCCTGCGCGTGCTTCTAGCACCGCACCAACGTACATATTCTGCGGAACTTTTGTAGTTACGCTCATAGTGTTTATGCTATCTCCTAAAGAATTTTGAACTGAACTACCTTGTGGGCCATTACCAAGGCAGATTGGCAGACCCTACTTTGAAACAACTGCAAAGTTCTGCAGGGTTAGTCGTCGGTGTGGACGGTTTCAGTAAAGTCCTGCAAATCCAGCGGTACTTCGGTAGTGTTGTCGGTAGTTCCTGCCCGTTGGATAAGCTGCGGCTGCTTAATACCAGTTACTCGCACATCGGTCGGCTTAACCACTCCACCCATAGTGGTCTTAAACTGCTCAAGTAGAGCAGCCTTGGCCATAGTTTTGAACTCTCCAGTGTTCATAAACTCGGCACCAATGGCAGCCATGGCATTCTTGATTAGAATACTCATGTCCGTGACACCATTTGCAGCTACCACAGTAGCCGCAGGAGCGGCAGGCACGGCAGCCTTGGTTACGCTCTCAGCTGCAGCAGTCTGTGCAGCTTGATCGCCACCGGCAGCCTTAACAGCTGCCGCAGCGGCATTGGCCATGGCCTTAACCACGGCGGCGTCAATGGCCACAACAGCCGGAGCAGCAACGGTAGTATCCGATGTAGCTTTGTCAGTATTGGCCGGAGCGGCCTTCTCATTACCTTCCTCAGCATCGCCCACAGCGCCCATAGCATCAGCAATCTTGCCGTGTTCCTTGGACGCTTTCTCACTGTGCGCTGCCATGGCCTTGTGGAAACTCTTCGTGACCTTGCAGTGCTCGTGGCCCGGCTCAGTAGCTTTGCAGGCCTCCAGGGCCTTAGCCATTGCACCGTGTTCTTCAGCTTGGTCGGCGTGGACAGCGGCCAACTTCTCGTGTGCCACAGCAGTCTTCTTAAAATGACCCTTCGCTGCCTTGACTACATTGTTTGCAGTGGTTGCCATGTAGATTGCTCCTCCTCCTCCTGCCTCAGCATTGGCAGCGAGTTCTTCGGTTTCTTCCACGACCTGATCGCGGAAAGTTTCAATTATGTTTTTGAGGTCTTCAAGCAACGCTTCCGGTAAATCAGAACCGTCATCTTCAAGCTCAGCCTCGTACTTAGCAGAAATCACAAGATAGGCCAGGTCCTGTATAAGCGCTGCCAACTGCTGGACAGCATACATTCCCTTTTCCACCTTCCACTCTGCCAGCTTAGCTTTCAAAGCCTTTGGCACTGCACGTTCCAGTGCCAGCGAAACTTTGTCAGCGTTTCCAACAACTACAGCAGTTGACACAGCTGCGGCTCCCTTCTCACTAGAAACCTGTATGTCATGCGCTTTAGCGGCACGCACAATTTTTTCCCATACCTTGTCCTTTTCGGACTCAGGTATATCACCAGTAAGGCTGAACATAGCTATAGCCAGCCGTATGTGCTTCTTGGTTTTTTCCTCACTAGAAAACTTTATAGGCAGGTGCCACGTATCAACCTTATCAGGGTCGCCTACGTAGGCAAAAGCACTGGGCGGCAATGCTTCGCCATCTACTTCCTTTGTTTTTCCAGCCTTGCCTATAAGCGGCACGTCGTACACACTGCGCAGTTTCACCAGTTCCACGGCACCGTTGGCGCGCACCATGGTGTAGTGGGCTACGCCTAAGCAAGGGTTGTCAACCAGACTTACTTCGCTAGGTGAAACAATGTAGCGCTGGCAATTCTTAAAATCAGGGTCGGCCCACATCTTGCCGACCACCGTGCCGCCGTGGCTAAAACCGGTGTACACGTCTTCCAACACCTTTTGCCACTCATCTTTGTCAACTACCTTGAACCCCATGTGTATTTCTTTGTCTGAGTCACGGAAGTCAACGTTGATGCACTTACCAGCTGCCTTAAGTTGGTGCATGGCCCGCAAGGGAAACATATTGGCCCCGTTAGTGGCCTTAGTAAACTCATCTATCACGGCCTGGTAGTACGGCTTACTACCTTCGTAGTCACAAACCTCGTTTTCCTTATCAGGTACTTCGGCAGTAACTAAACCCCATACTTCCTGCTGCGCTTCCAGCACTTTGCTGAAAGGTACAAAAATTGTTTTCACGCTGCCTCCTCCGCGTACCAGAACTTTCCGACCTTGCGTGTCACCTTAACCTCAAACCCGCCGGCCACCTTGGTAACTACAATCGTACATTCGCACCACGGATGAATAGGCAACAGCCCTATAGCTTGCTGCACGGTGTAAGGGCCGCTATCCACAACGTCATCACACTCATCGGGTTCGCCGTGGTCAAAGCTAAGCATTACACTTATCTCTTCAACCACACCTGACTCTTGCCATGCGCTTAAACTGCCGTTGGCCTGTGCGTTACTGGCCTCCGTAGCGGCCACCATGTTGGCCCGGTACTGGCTAAAGGTAGTAGCTTCAAGTATCTGGTCGGCAAGTTCGTTAATTGTGGTGTGCTCCGCGAACGCTTGCGTAACCAATTCCTGTATATCTTCACGCGTTGTTTGCGCGATTGACCACTCGGCATTGGGGTTGTCCACCAAGTTACCACTGTCGTCGTACTGCATACCTACCATTGCAGCTGCTCTATCCGTGGCCCACTTACGCGCTGCCTCATTCACCGTAGTCATCATAGTGGCATCGCTTATGCCCAACTGGTACAAGCCGCGCCTAGCGTACTCAGTAGCTATGGCTACAATGTCCTTAGTAGTATCCAGCGCCAAGTCAGCCCACGGAATGCTGTCTAGCCCACTAAGTACATCGTCCTCTGCAGTCTTGCGCACCTTTACTTGTTTACGCACGTGCGCCGCTAGTTGCTTAGCTGCAACCTGCATAAACTTATGTATTATGCTGGCAATATTCTCACGGTGGTGGGTTAGCTCAGTGTGCAGCTTTCCCAGTCTAAAATATGGCAGCCGTATGTGCGTCTTCACTAACTGCCTCCGGCACGCACCACTTCGTACACCATGTGGTTGCTGGTAAGGTTGCGGTACTTAACCACACCCTTGCCCTTGGGTGGTTTACCGGCGGGGTTAGGCGCTGGCTCTTCAACGGTAGCTTCAGCGCTGGCGTGCGTAGCTGCGGTCTGCGCAGCTACTTGGTCCAAGCTAGCCTGCGCGCGTTCGATTGCACCTTCCAGCGGTACCACGGCAGTAGCACTTATTACCATGAGCTGATTAACTTCATCCAAATCTATAGGATCAAGCCCGCGCTTATCGCGCACTTCAGCACGCGTAACAATACCAGCACCAACATCACTAGCGTCGGCCTGTGCCAACTTAAGTACGTCGGTTTCCTTGCGCGGATCGAACGACATTTCATAGTCAGTAAGCCCAAACTTACGCTGGATAATGTAGTCAATCACGCTGTATTTAAGCCACATCAAGAACGGCCAGTAACCCTCCACGTCCGCTGACTCCTGTGTTTGCTCAGCACTGGCCCGGTTCATCATCTTCATCAAGCGCTGCGGGCTGGTACCAAACGCAAAACAAATGAACCGAATTAGCAGGTCGTCAAACGGATCAGTAAGCAGCTTCTCCTTAGAAAATATAATCTGCTCTGGCTTACCGTCAGTTTGGAAGCCTTGTATCATGCGCCACTGTTGCCGCGCCCAAAGGTTGCCAGCCATTTCACTGTTAATCTGATTCATGGTACTGGCAATTTTCTCAGGCGTAGCATCAGGCGGCACCACGTGGATAAGCCCCGGTATGCTGCCTTCTGTGTAGTACGACTCTTGAAACTTAAGCCGCAGCGCACCGGTGCGGCACCAAGTAGCGGCCTGCTCAACTGGAGACATACCATATATCTGTGAGCTAAGCGTATTGCGGCGCACAATATTGCGCGGCTTGTATATCAGCTGTGTAGTGTCAAGGTTCACACGCGGCAGCCCTTCCCACAGCTGTGCATAAGCTGGGTCAGGGGGCTGTGGAGTAAAGCCATTATCATCAATGTAGCGCGTAATGCTATCACCCGGCACTACGCGTAGTTCCGCCACTTCCTCGTTAAAATTTTTGCGCACCAGCACACTGGCTGCGTCAATAACCAACATATCTTCAAGCAGGGGCCGCACCCAGGTAGCCCAGTCATCCTCGTTGTTAGGGTACTCAAAAAACCTGCTTAGTTTAAGAATGTTCTGGTCGCCCTTCTCCTTTTGCTTACGTTCCGTAGTAGTCTCACCGGGCACGGCACGACGCTGAATTTCCCAAGGCGTGAAGCACAATTGGTCTTTAACGTTTTCTATGACCACACGTACCAGATCATAAGTAGCCAACCCCTGCAGCTCAGCCGCTGTGTACTCAGCGTCAGGCCGGGGTGTGTAGTTCATGTTTTGGCCGTAGGTTATGTTGATACCTAACGGCTCGGCGTTGCGCGGCGCAATGGGACTTACAGGCTGGCCAGCGCTAGGGAAGTTCTCAGGGCCAATACCATCAATGGTGGTACCGGGTTTTTGGTATAGCGAATTACGAAACCTACGTGCCGCGCCAATAATGCCGCCCATATCCACGATACGCAGTGGATTACCATCGTTGCCATTACGTGCCATGGGCTATCACCTTCTTTTCTTTATACATAGCAGCATCAAGCATAGGCACAAACCACCGACCCTTACAAACGTGGCACAGGTGCTCAACGTACACGGTGCCCAGCTTTATAGCGCCGTCTATAACCAGCACTGGGTTTTCCCACGTGGCCTTAATCTCACCATCGCAATGGCCGCACACCGGGCAGCGAGCATTCACATCTATCTGCTGCGGCAACGCTGCTGGTGGCGGTGGGGGCACCAGCAATTTAAGCAGCAATACTACAAACTTACGAAGCCAAGTCCAAAACATTGGTTTCCTTTTGATTCCGTCGAACCTACATCGCTGGGTCTGCGTGCAACTCTGCGTTCATCTTCGCCTTCTGCGCGGGCGTCAACGTACTGCCTTTACTTTCCAGAAACCGAACTTGTCTGCGCGTCCAGGGCATTTTAGTTACGTGGTTCCATCTGGCGAATGTGGCAGTCCGCATTACTGCCACTGCACTTCTGTTCCGGAGAGATCCCCGGATTCGCGCCCGTACATGTCGATACAGAAGCGCCCATAACGGGCTGGCCGGTATTCGTCATGACAGGGTTTCCGGTATAGACCGACTGGGCAAACGCAGTGGAGACGAGAAATAGAAGACAGATTAGTTTCTTAATGTTCATGTTGTTGGTATCCAGTGGCTCCATCTGGCGAATGTGGCACATGCTTATTAATGGTTGGTTATCAAGCAACTATTCATCAAGCGAACGGCATTTCCAGCCGTGTTAGCACTAAAGAACAGGTTCTGCTCTAGGGTCCAAGCTGTATTCGTTATAGCAGTAGGCTGTGTTGTGGAAGTCGAACTAGTTTGTGGAGTCGAGCCAGGGATTCCTAACGATTGCGGAGAGCATATTGCTTGCGTAGCGGAAACCCCGCCAACATTCCAAACTCCTGTAGCGTACCAACCTGTCTGACTGGCCGTTGGCCCGGTTGCCGCCGTCTGGGAGCATAGGCTGGCTGTTCCAGATCCTTTGGTTACAGTCCAACTTATCGTTGGAGCAGAACTAGAGGTGAACACTTGGTAATCTTGTTGCAATGCAAAGCGCTGTCCAGCAACAGGAGCAGGCATTGCATGTGTAGCGTTGAAATATGCCTTCGTAGCGCTCACGTCGTCAGACGCTTGGTTATTGCAGGCCAATGATACTGTTGCCGCATTGCAATTACCCGGATTTCCTGTGTTATTAACTGTGATAGAAGTGCCATGAACGAATGAAAGAATCGCGAAATGCCCTGCGCATCCCGCTCCTCCACCAAGAACCGTTACCGGAAGACTCGCGGGATATTCAAACAACGTAGTAGAAGAGAAATTAAGGGTAGTAGATACTCCGTTGACAGACGAACCTCCCGTAACGGTCTGTACAGCTATAGTTCCATCATCAGCCTTGGCGCACAGCAAGTCACCGGCAGAACTTTGGCAGTCGGCGGGAGTCCATGAGCCGGGGAGCGTCGCCGTATTTAGCACTGTAAGATTTGAAAAAGTGGTGTTGGCTGCTCCCGTTGGCACCCAGAACGAATCACCGGAGTAGGTTCCTCCATTCCCAAGATTGGGTGCGGCATCGGTAGTGAGCACGTCGCCCTGCACGCGCACGCCAGTTTCAGTGTTGATCTCAATATCGTGAGTCGAAGTCGCGCCCCAATTGTTGCCCACTAACTCATCTCCGCTGTTTGCGGCTGGCTCAATACTATATGCCATCGTTCCACTAGTTCGATTGCCTTGATAACGAACGTTCCTAGTGGTTATTCCCCCAGAACCGCCAGCGCTATAGATTCCGACGTCGGTGTTTACGCTCCCAGTTATCAGGTTGTTACTAACCAATCCAGGTCCAACATTGTTGTAGCTGGTTGCCTCAATTACGATACCAATTTGCGAGCCTGCCAGATTATCGATAGTGTTCCCAGAAACCTCAAACCTCTGCGCACAGTCATCGACAGCAATTCCCCCAGCGGCAGCCGGAGGCAATGCACTAATCACATTGTTCATCGCTATGATGCCGTAACACGGCGTGTTCGCCCCGGTCTGCCCCCCTATCGTGATGGCATACTGCAAGGCCGAATTGACCAATAGATTGTTAGCTACGGTGCTGTACTTGCCAGCATCTTCGATTCCACCACTGTTATAAAAATGATTTCCTATCTGGTGGGAATATCCAGAGTTATTGTTGAGTCCCTTGAGTACATGGACATAAGTGTTGTACAGATCGTCAATGCGAGCACCGTGTCCAGCGTGTTGGTGACCAAAGCCGTAGAAGTCCTGGAAGTAGGTATTCCGTATCGTGACATCGGTGATGTTAGTATCAGACGAACCAGTTGCCACGATGACGTTGTAGTGGTCATAGGTAGTATCTGACGGATTGGTGTTCTCGCCGTAGAATTGCACCCCATCAACCACAATGTGGTTAGTTCCGTTAGGATACGTGAACCAGTTGTATGCCGTGTTGGACGGATTACCGGAATCACCAATCAGATAGAGCTTGCAGCCTTCGTTGCCGATGTAGGTAGTATTACTGGATAGGTTGAATAGATTAGCATTCTTGATTTCCAGAACGTAAGAACCAAGTCCGGGGCAGATGTTGGCTGTGGACCCTACCGCTGCTGTAAGCAGGTTAGCCATTGGCGTAGCGTTGTCAGTACCCCAAATCGCGGTTTGTGTGCCGCTCGCATTAGACGATACCTGCGACAAAACTGCTACCGTGGAACTGGAGCAAGATGCGACTGTGACCGAAGAACCACTAGTTCCGTAGGTCAGCGAGTAGCCACCTGTCGCAGCATTAGGCACGCTGACAACCGCTCCAACCGGGCATGTAGAGAACGGCGCATCAGCACATGTCAGGTTGGCTGTGCTGCCATCCATCGAACATGTAGCATCAGCAACAGCATCAGATATTGGCGATAATGTCTTAAAGTTGTACTGCGCTCCGCCCTTATCGAGCAGCGAGCCTTTAACTACTCCCCCGACTTCCGACACTCCCGTATCCTGTAACACCTTGCCTGTGCCATCGGCAAAGCCTGCACTATCGTTTGCCGTAGCCGAGCCGGGGCCGGTGACGTTGCCTCCGATCGCCGAGCCGTTAGCATACACCCCGGTTGCGTTGAGAGTTCCCGCCCCTTGTGGCCCACCTGTGGGTGAACCTATCGTAACTCCAGAACCGTTATCTGTAACGCTGCTATCTTGCAGTGTGTGCGCTGTAGCTGACCCCTTGGACAGCACATTCTGAGTGCCAGTGTAAGAAGCCTCACCAGAACCGGAGCCACTACTACCAGCATTGCGGCTGATAGTAATGCGGCCATCCATTGTAAAAGTACCACTTCCACCCGTCCAAGTAGAAATAATCAAGTAGTACTTGTACGGTGCCTGCGGTGCACCACCGGTAAACTGACTACTCTTACGCACAGTAGCTGTGCTGCCACTGTATGTATCCAGCAAGTCGCAGTTACCCAACGTACCGCAACCCTGCACCGTGGTGCTTACCCCAGACTGACTCCCCACCCAACCATATTCAAAAGATGGAGTTAGTCCGCCATTAGCCGGTATCTTAATTACCGTACCACTGCTGTTGGCTGTAGCCTGCAGCTCACACGCTGGTAGCCCTCCGGTAGTACAGGTATCTATAACTACCTGCTGTGCAGCCAGCGACGATATACACAACGTCAGCAACAGCGCAATCCAAAGCAATTTCCTCATTGCACTTTCCCCTTTCTTGCGCACACTCTAAGTACAGTAGGGCCAGTCCTATTAGGAAACTGGCCCTAGAATTAACCTAGGATGCTGGAGGGGTAAACAGCAGGTAGAACACCGTCACACGCAGCTGGCCCGCGCCCGGTGTGCCGTTGCAAGTAATACGCAGCTTAGCCGCCGCAGCCTGCACCATTGCTACCGTACCGGCCCAGTGCGCCAACCCTATGGCTGTGTGCCCCACAGTCAGCACATTGTCAGCAGCTAAGAAGCGTGCCGCCGTGCTACTGTCGCCCAGTGCCCACGTGGTTGCTGTGGTAATAGCCTGCTCAATGCGAGCTACAATGCCTAGCAAAATAGCTCCGGCAGGCAACATGTTACCGGCCGTATCGGTAGTGGCACCGCTGGTGCTCAAAGCAAGCAACTCGGTGTTCTTACCGATGGTAACACCCTCGCCTGCTCCCCCGAAAATTCCCAGATTAGCAGTAGTGTCATACGACGGATTAGCTGCACCGGCCACAATGCCGTTGTCAACAAAGGTAAGCGGCGCATAGGGTTGTGACTTGTACAATTCGTTGGGCAAGCTAACACTACCCACATAGCCTTGCGATGCCCCACCCGCACTGCGGTAAATATCGTAGCTAGGGAAAAAGTTGTTAGGCACAAAGCTAATGGTGTTGTAAGCAGCGGCGCTCAGCGTAGTAGGGCCGTTGGTAACGCTGGCCGTTACGTTGTCGCTGGTGCGGCTACCCGTGTTGCCCACCACAATATAGGTATAGCTGCCAGCCGCGCCACCCGTAGGTACAACGGTAAGTCCGGTAGGTGGTGCTGCCCTGACACTGCCTTGGTTGTTGAAAGAATTTAGACATGCCTCAATAGAGGCAATGCGATCGAAGAGTGACAACGGCGTTGTAGCTAACGGTTGCATGTACTTCTCCAATTAAACTAGATTGCCTATCTTGTCTTGGCTAAGTACTCGCCACGTGTAGGACCATGGTGTACCTTTGGCAGTTCTCCCCACTGATGCCCACAAGCATTGCAATGTTGCTGCGCGCCTATACGCACCAAGCACACAGCAGCGCACTGCGGACAACTGGGAGTGCTGGGCGCAGTCGTGGGTTTTATCGTGGTACTGGTTTGTATGCCGAACTTCTTCTTAGCCATAGTATCCTCTTCAGGTTTTTGGCCTACGGTGTACTCGCCTTTCATTATTTTGTCCAGCAAGGTAGTAAGCCCGTACAAGCCACCACCTTCGCTTAACTCGGTAAGTGCCCACACCAAAGCGTCCATGCGATCAGGACTAGACTGATCTTCTAACTGCGGATCAAAGTCGCACATCTGGTCTTCCAACGCGGCGAACGTGCCCACGTGGTGCACGCGGCCCTGCTCGTACAACGCGGCAATGGGCTCTGCCCTAACTACCTTGCCGCGCGTAGCGTGCACAGCCTTAAACGGTATGCCTACGCGCTTGTTTCTAACATTATTCTCTACTAGATCACCACCGTTGTTGACCTCACCAATAACGCGGTCGGCACCGGTGCCGTCATAGGTTGCCACTACGCGCTCGGCCCACTTATCGGGGCTGGCAGACAAGGTGTTGTCCATTAGCACATAGTAGTGCGGTGGCGTGCGGCTATCACGGCCTGCAGCTACAATGCCCGTTTCGTCGCTGTTTTTGTTGGCTGTTACGGCAGGGTCAACCCCCACCACTATTCGGTTCAGCGTGCTGGGCAACTGCTCCATGGCTACGCGCAGTTCATCAATACGCTTGCGTGTCCACAAGGCGTTAGGGTTGTCGTCCAGCAGTTCAGCGTTAAGTTCTTGGCGGCCCAACCTAGTGTTCTCATACTTGGTAATAATCTTAGCTAGGAAGGCACCGGCTAGGTTATGTTTGTTGTCGTAGGTACTACCACGAGTAACTACCGTGGTGGGGTCCTTGATAAGTTCCTTGATCAGCTTCACCGGCTTAGGTGTGGTGGTTACTACAATCTGCGGGTTGCTACCCAAGCGCAAACCGAAACTAGCCTGATCCCAACTTTCATGGTATCGCCACGCAGCCACTTCGTCGCCCCACAACTTACTATGCTGCTTACCGCGCAACCGTTCCGGCTCTTCGGCGCTGAACAATAGGCTTACCACACCGTTAGGCCACACTAACCGTGCCTTACTGGGTTGATACAGCGGCCGCTCGCCCTTAGGACAAATAGCCATGATGCCGCTTTCACCCTCGATCATAATATCGCGAACGTCACTGCTAGTAGCACCAATCAGGTTTACGGTGCGGTACTCCCCAGTAAGTACCCAGCTACGAATAGTCTCAGCGCCCACACGCGTCTTGCCAAAGCCACGGCCTGCCAACACCAGCCAAGTTACCCACACACCACTAGGCAGTACATTGTTAGCTGGTAGGCGCTGGCTGGGCCGTGCCCAAAAATCCCAGTCGTACACAAGCGCTTCCGCCTGCTCAGTAGTAAGCTGCGCCATGCGCCGTGCTTGCTCAGCCTTACTAAGCTCCCGAAATTCACCCGCCTTGCTTAATTCCAAGTTTCCCTGCCAGAATGTCTTTAGCTTCGGCGCCAGCTGTGTAGTCTATCTTACCGTCTAGGTTAAGACTTTCTGGTAGCTTGCCCTCCGTTACCTCACGAATTTCCTTAGCAGCCGGAGTATCGTGGGTTACGGCGCGGTTTAGCATACCAGCGGCCATGGCCTCAGCCCATGTTACGGGGTGGTCGGGGTCAAACCCTAACTGACGGGCCATAGCAGCGGGCACCTTGTTGCTAAGCATGGTCACGTATGCCTTGCTGATGACCGTTATGTTGCGGCCCTGTATCCCAGTGGGATTACCACTTTGCCCCGGCTTAAAAGTGTATGGGTTGCCTTTTTTAAAAGGTTGGCCGCGCCCCTCGTATACTTTCCTAGGCACTTCCTCGGTAAGGTCCAACTTAACCACGGCTACTTTCTTCTTACCGTAGGACTTAATCACTACGTTAGGCTCTTGGCCCGGCTTAGGTTTTCTCATTTTTCACGCTCGCAGTATTAAAGTGCCCCAGCTAGACTTACGCAGTAAACCACGCAATGGATTTTTGTGAGTACGTGTTCTGCTGCTGCTGAGGCACTAACTTAGGATTACACAGGCACCAGCTGCATTACCCGGTACCCACTGCTGGGACGGCCACACCAGCGACGATTGTTACTACCCTGCTCGCACACGGCCCGCAACTGCGCTGTATTACCGGTAGCACGGTGGGTGTCGTTAGTTATAAGCTGCATGGCTTCTTTCACAGTTACGTGCAGGTGTTCACTGTGGTTAGGCTCTAAGCCGTAATGATCCAGGCGGCCTACCTCACGCTTGCTTAGCAGGCATACACGGTTGCTCAATTGTTGGCCTCTGGGCTGGGCACAGCCGCAAGCATAGCAACAAAATCAGCTAAACTTATGGCATACACCGTGTGTTGGCAACACATGCCTACCACACATACACGGTCGTCAGGCATTAGCAGCAATTGTGGGGACCAATCAGTACGCTCCAGTAAGAACTCAGCTACAAGTTGCGCAGGATCGTGTGTAGGTAGTCTGTCCATGTGCGCCGCTCTCCTTAATTGCAACAGCTTTCAAATGTACGTCGGTAATGCGCAAAGCATCGGTTTTGTTTAGAACGTCCAGGGGTTTAATGCCGCAGGAACAAACTACTCGCAGGCACCCTTTGTTAGTTGGGTGTTTTTCGTATGTGATAGTGTGCTGCATGCACGCGCACCCCCTAGTTGCTGAAAAACATACTGGCCACTAAACAAGCCAGCCCTGCCGACAACAGACGGTTGCGCCACGGCCAGGGCTCCAGCCAAGTAACAGCGTTAATCGTAAACAGTACAAATGCTGCTACCAACAAGATAAGGCGAAAAGGCATACCACCACTGTTGTGTTGGTTCATTGTTTAAGGTTCCTCAGTAAATTCAAATTTCAGAAAGTGTGCATAGCAGCAAGTGCCCCGACGCCCGAAAAAAATCCTATTGCTGCAGAATAGTCAGTGGCATGGTTCGTAGCGCCTACGACACCGAGTGCCTATGTGTTGTGTGTTGTGTGTTGTGTGTTGTGTGTTGTGTGTTGTGTGTTGTGTGTTGTGTGTTGTGTGTTGTGTGTTGTGTGTTGTGTGTTGTGTGTTGCGACACACTAACAACACCCAAGTTGTGTGTTGTAACACCCAAGTTGTGTGTTGTAACAACGAACAACTACGTGTTGCGACACACTAACAACACCCAAGTTGTGTGTTGTAACACCCAAGTTGTGTGTTGTAACAACGAACAACTACGTGTTGCGACACACGTTCCTCAACAGCCCTGTGTATCACAATGTGGTACACATAGTTGTACACATAGTTAGACCAGAACGTAGCACGTGGCTGCACACTGTGCGGCAGTGCAGCGCCGTGCCCGGTGTGTACGACTATGCACCGGGCTGCATGGTTACCGGCAGCCGTGCTACAGGCTGCCGACACATGCCGCAATGTTCAGGTTAGCTTGCCACTTCCTGAATTATAAACGAATCCACATTGTCGGCATCTTGAACAATGTCGAACGGCGCGCTGGTGTTGGACACAACCGTGTTGTCGGCGAGCGTAAGCGAGATCGTAGCCGTGAACGCTGTACCGTCAATCGGAGGAGCAGGAAGCGTGCCGGTAGCGATCAAGCCAGTTGAATCGACCGCAAGGTTAAGAATGCCAACCTGGCTCAGAGTCCACGTGGGCACTTGGCCGGGTTGCAGGGTTACTGGGTTACCGTTCTTGGTGGGTACCGCGGTGAACACGATCCCCTTGCCGTCGTCCTTAATTTGTAGATCCACGTTGTCCTCAATTCGTTGTGGAAATATCTCGAACCCATTCAACGTGGGCCGAACTATCTCGGTGTGACCGCGATGCCGTCATAGTTGGCAACCAGCGGACCAAAAATGCAAACCGCTACGGCCAGCGTTAACTAGTTAGCAAGATACACAACAGCTAGGCACACTTGCAAGCACAAAGAACCGCCTTCGCGCTCTGTGGTGGGTGTGATAATTGTGTAAACACCAATGTTTAAGCACCCGGGAGCCACAAAACCGAGCGCTAAAATATAATGTG